GCCGCAATTCGGGCGTGTCGGTGCCCTCGGCCTTGGCGATCGCCAGCCTGGCGTCCTCTACCGCGTCGCGGATCTCGCGCAGCGCCTTTGCGCGGTCGATCTGCAGCTTGAACTTCGCCGCGACTTCCTTTCCGTTCAGCGCGTCAAGCTCTGCGCGCAGCTCCCCGGCCTTGACGCGCGCGTCGTTGAGCTTATCGGCGACCTCGGCGCGCTGGTTTGCATCCTTCGGCTTGACTTTGGAAAGCCGTGCGATCAGATCTTCCTGCGCTGCGAGTTCCCGCGTGAGCTTCTCGCGCTCGGTAGCGAATGCCTGAGCGTCGATGGCTTCCTTCGCATGCCAGTAGTCAGACACCTTGACGAGCCGTCCAGCCAGCGCTGCCTCGATGATCTCGCTTTGTGCCTTGAGGGCCTCCTGCATGGCACGGATATCGTCCTCCATGGGCTTCTTAAGGTCCGGAAGCCTTGTGACGGTCGACAGCTTCTTCGACAGGATTCCCTCCATTTCCTGCTGCTGCTTGAGCACGAGCTCGCGCCGGGCCTCCTGAAATTCCTTCGTGAATGCCTTGCGGGCCGCCTCGTCCTTGAGCGTTGCGAGCTTGTCCTGATAGGCCTGTTCAAGCTGCAGGAGCTCCTGCTTGTGCTTCTCGCGCAGGCGCGTCTCATAGGCAAGATCGGCAGTCAGACGCGCGAAGGCCGCAGGATCGGCCAGACGCTTCGGCGTTGCGGACGCGCCCTTTGCGGCTGCTGCCGTCGCCGCAGCAATGGCCGCCTGCGCATCCTTCGCACGGTCTATGCCGCGCAGCCTGTCGACAAGCTGGAAAACCGGCGTCAACAGGTCGGTGATGGCGTCGCGCACTTTCAGGAATTCGATCACCCAATCCGTGATCTCATATGCCCCGAAGAACACGAGACCGAGCAGACCGGCCCTGCCAGCAAGCGAGAGCGTTTCCAGCTTTTTCATGGCCGCGCCGGCCATGAGCGCGAGCATGACTGTATTGACCTCAGCCAATGTAGCACGCACGGCAGCAATCGCAGTAGCCGCACGGCCCATGGCGATCGCAAAAGCACCGATGGCCGCACCGGCGAACACTTCAGCGGCCACCTTGCCGAGCGCGACTATTCCATCGGCCAGCACGCGCACCGCCTTCGCCGCCGTATCCGCATGGCCGGCCAGCACGCGCACCGCCTCGGACAGCCCGGTGGCCTGCTGCTCGAACTCGCGCCCGAAGGCGCGCGAAAGCTCGTTGCGCAGCACCTGCATCGACTGCGACATGCCGAGCGGCACCTTCGCCGCCTGACCGGCCAGCTTGTCGATCGCGGGCAGCAGGGCATTTCCGAAGGCCTGGCTGGTGAGCAGCCCCTGCTCGGCCATCTGGCGCAGCTCGCCGGTGGTCTTGCCCATCTGCTCCGCCACGGCGCGCATCAGCGGCTCTGCGTTCTCCAGCAGGGCGCGCAGTTCGTCGCCGCCAACCTTGCCGGAGCCCATTGCCTGCGAGAACTGCAGCAGCACGGATGAGGTCTCGCCAGCCGTCGCGCCTGACAGCTTGAGCGATGCGGCCAGACCATCGAGCATTTTCAGCGTCTCGGCAGCGCCGCCGCCCATCTGCCGAATGACAGGATTCAGGCGTGCGAAAGCCTTGGCCGTCTCATCGACTGCCGCGCCGTATCGATTAGCAATCTCGAAGACGCCGGCCTGCGCCCTGGCGAACTCGGCGGCATCAGCCGTGGCGATCTTCAGCCGCGCGGAAAGCTGGCGCGTAGCGTCCGCAGCCTCGATGATGGCCTGCGCCCCGCGCGTGGCCTGAATTACGGTGAAATATCCGAGCAGCGCATTGCGCGCCTGGGCAATCTGATTAGAGATGTAGCGCAACGCCGCGCCCGTTGCGTTGAACGCACCTGTGCCGGCCTCCGCCGCGCGCCGCATCTCGGCCGCGAATGCGCGCAGCTGGTCGCGCGAGACGGCCAGGTTCCCGGCCATCTCCTTGTTGTCAAGCGTCAGCTTGATGCCGATTGTCAGAGCATCGGCCATGTGCCCACCATCTTCAGATGCTGACCTGCTTCACCCACCGTTCCCAGTCGGTCTTGTCCGCCTGCGCCACGCGCGCGGCGATCGCCTGTTCGAGCATCCGGCGGCGGCGCATCGTCTGCGCCGCGGCGGCGAAGTCGCGCGCCAGCGTCCACGGCATATCCATCACGTCGCCGTAGCCGAACCCTGCGTCGACGAGTCCTGCGACCCATTCGTGCCACCAGAGGCGGCCTGCGCCATCCGCTGCGCCGCCGCGGTGACGATCGGCAGCACCCGCCGGACGAAAAAATCGGCGTTGACCTCCAGCACGCGGGCGGCCAGTGTGGCGAGCACGTCGGGCGTCTGCTCCTCCAGCCACGCGCGCTCCACGCGGGCACCGATCACCGTGGCCTCGATGATCCCGTCGGCGTGCCGCATCATCGCGGCGGCAAGATCACCGGCGGCGAGTTCCGTTGCGATAGGCTCGATGGCCTTCAGAAAGCGCGGCAGATCGCGCACGCGCACCGGTTCGATGCGATCAAGGTCCATCACGACCCCAACAGATAGATTGCAGGCGCCGAACCCGTGCCGGACGTGAGCGTCGCAGGTGCAGGACTGGCAAGCGTCGAGCCGGTGCCGGGTGCGTACAGGTGTGTGATCAGAGTCGTTAGGTTGACGGCGCGACCGAGCGCGGGCTGGACCGAGCCCACTGCCAGCGCGCGCAGTGCAGGGGCTGCTGCGCAGATCACGCTTGCCCAATAGATGGTCCCGACCTGAAGCGTGTAGCTCAGCGCGCCCGTACTATCGCCAGTAGCGCTGGTGTCTAGACCAGTTACCGAGGCAAGCAGCTGATCCGGTTCGTCGCTGCCGGAAACGACGCGGTTGCTGTAGATGCCGATCGCTGCCGCCCCGCTTGCAGCGGTCGTCACCGAGATGCGCAGGCCCGTCAGCGTGATCTTGCGCGCGACCACCAGGGGAATCCAGTACTGGCGCGAGGCCGTCATTGTGATGGTAGACAGCGCGGTTCCATTGACGTCGCCGGCGATTTTCGGGGTGGCCGTGCGAATGGGCCAGCAGATCGGCTGGTCGAGGCCGCGCATCATGATGTCGGTGTAGCTGTTCACCGATAGCCCGAGCGCCATGCGGTTCTCATCGGTCAGCAGATATGGCTCAGCGACCCGCAACTGGCTGGCGCTCGCCGCTGAGTCGATCTGCGCGCGCGTGCCGCGTTTGAACTGGATGATCGCCACGTCTTGACCTCCTGATGTGATGTTCCCTGCCGACCAGTTGTCCAGCGTCGGAAGCGGGCTGCCAGAACCAGACCGGGCGACGATTGCCGCCCTGCCGGAAGAAAGCGCTGTATCCGTCGCCGTCAGTTGCGTCGTGCCGTTGACGAGCAGCCGGAGCGTGCTGCCCTCGCATTCGAGCGCGAGCGTGAACGGTGCGCTCGGCGAATATGCCGTGCTCGCCAGAGTCGTCCGCGTCCCGGCGCTGACCTTGTTGATCCTAAGCTCTTCCGTTGCCGTGTTAATCCATATCGCCTCGTACAGCGAATGGTTCGGCTCATTCACGCCGTTCCAACGGCAACCGACACCAGCAACTGTCCCGGTGTTCCAATCTATTCCGGTCGCATCGACAGTGACCTCGGCATACTGATCGTTGCCAAATGTGTTAGCCATCCAAGCAGCCGCGAGATATTCACCGGCGGCGTTGGTCCCACGCACCTTGTTTGATCTAACGACGACATCCCCCCAGCCCGGCGCGATCTGCTGCCAGTTTGGCGACCCGAGCGTCTCGTCGGCCCGGTTGAAGGTGTCGCTTGCGATCTGCTGGCGAGGCATCTCATCGACCCCACATATCCGGCGGCGTCCACGCACGCGTCCGGCGAGCACGACGGGCGGCGCGCCGCGCCTCGTCTTCTGCTGCGCGGTACATGCGCGCCACACCGCCGGTGTCAAGATCGAGCGCGACGATGCGCTGCGGCAGCAACCCTGCCAGATACAGCAGCCAGTCCTCGTCCAGCCCGTACAGCAATACGGCGGCCCGCACGGCTGAGGCCGTTCCATCGCGCAACCCGCACTCGATCTGCGACAGGTACTGGTCGCTCATCGGCATCCCACGCCGCGCAAGCTCGCGCGTCACGTCATTGAGCGACCAGCGTCGCTGCGTGCGCTGCTGCCGCAGGATTTCGCCGAGCCGGCTCATGACGCCTGTTGCAGGCGCGAGGCGATGTAACGGATGTGCTCCCGCAGACGCTGCGCGTCTGCCTCGATCTGCGCGAGGCGCTGCGCGTTGCCTTCCCTCAGCGCCCGGATGCTCTTGCGGTCAAGCTCGTCCAGCTCGTCGATGATGTCCTGCCGCCACGTCTGCGCGTCCTGCATCGTGGCGATGGCGTCCGCAGGCGCACCGTCGGCGGCCGGGTCCGCGCCCGTGCGCGGCACGCGCTGCGCGATCGCGCGGTCGTCCTCATCGGTGCCAGCGATCCAGTACCAGATCGGAACGTCGCTCATGTGCAGTGCATCCCGTCAGGGTCGAACGGATCGAGCAGTTCGATGCAGACCCATCGCGCAAGATCGCCGCGCCAGTCGTTCTCGACCTTGGACCAGCGCGCGAGCCGCTTGCTCGTCGTCCACTCGCGCGGAAGCTCGGCGAAGATGATCGTGCCGTGGACGGCGTTGACGATGCCGTCGAGCAGCAACCCGACGTAGAGCAGCGGGTAGCCGATGGCCTTCGCGGCGGGCGTGAGACGCCCTTGCAGGCGCGCGGTGTCGAGGTGCATGACGGCCAGGTACAACGGCCAGAGCACAAGCGGCAGCAGCAGCGCCACCACGATCAGCAGCGGGCGCATCAGAAGGTACCCCCATCTACCACGTTGACGTCGAGCGTCACGTATGCGTTGCCCGAGTCCTTCGTCCACGACATCGACGGCCCCATCCGCAGCACGCCGTTGGTGCCATCGGTTCCCCACAGGTAGCCGCTGGTTCCGCCCGCGACGACGGCCACCTTCTCGTCCGACGACCCAGACGGAATGTTCAATGCCGTCTTAAAGGCGTCGAAGGTGATCTTCTTTTCCTTCTGCGCCGTCGTCTCGCTCGCGTCGTGCATGATGATGAGGTCGGCGGTGCCATCGACCGACGGCATGGTTGCAAGCTGGTCGATGGCAGGCGTGACCGGAACGCGCGTTGTCGGGTCCTTCGCCACATGCAGGTTGCCGCGGTCGAGCGTGACGAACGGCTCGCCGGCGAGCATGCCGCTCGTCGGCAGGTTGGCGTGGTTTCCGCGCCGCAGTTGCAAGCGTGCCATGTTGTCCCTTTCTCAGAAGGTGCCGGCGTCCAGGGTGCCGGTCATGTGCCCCAGGTCGAAAACGTCAACCTCGAACCCGTGCGGGTCGTAGATGAGCTTCTTCATGTCGCCGTCGCCACCGGGTCCGGGAAGCCCCGGAACGCCGACCTTCACGGTCGTTGGCTCGCGCACGACGATTTTCACGACATCAGTCATGGCTCATGTCCTCAAGCACGACGAGCGCATCCTGCTCGTAGGTGCGGCGCAGACCGCTGGCGTGCGTGACCTCGAGGTCAAAGCGGTAGCTGCCCGGCGCAAGCCCCGTGGCCGAATACGGCACTGTCATGTCGATGCGACCGGCAGCAGGCGTGATCGTGATCCTGCCGTCCGTGGTGGAGGCCGAGACGACGACGCTGCCGGCCTGGTCGCGGACTTGCAGCCGGGCGGTGGCTCCGGTCAGATCGATTGCCGCGCCGGCCTCGTCCGTGAGCAGCCATGCGCGCGTCCATGTGTCGCCGCGATACAGCTTGACGGCCACGCGCGCCTCATCACGAGCCGGCCTGGATCACACGACCGAACAGCCCGAGCGGTCCGGTGTCGCTCTTGGTGATGTCGGCGAGCACGCGGCCGCTGAGCGCGAATTTCTGCACGTCGTCGCCCACCAGCGCGAAGTCCTGCGCCGGCGAAAGCTGCACGCGGTACAGATCGACGATCACGCGCGCGTTGCTGTTTGCCGTGTTCAGCCCGTCGAAGCGCAGCCAGACTTCCGGCTGCCCGGTCTTGAACATGGCGATCCGCTTCGCCGCGCCGTAGCTGTAGTCGACCTTGAACGGCTGCGTGAACGTGCCGACGTTCAGGAACTCGATCGCGCCCTGCTCGGCGTGCACCTTGTAGTGCGTGCCAGCCGTCAGCGTCGCGGGCGAGGCGGCAGAGTCCTTAACCACCACCGATGAGACGAACTGGTTCGCCAGCAGATAGATGTCGCCAGCAGCAGCGCCGGTGGGCAACGTCTCGGCGGTGACGGTGCCGGCCGCGACGCTGGTCGTCTGCCCGTACAGCGTCAGTTCCAGATTCTGGACGCTGAAGTCCTCGATCGTCGCGTTGAATTCGCCGTCCTTGCCGCGGATAAGCTGCAGGTCGGTCAGACGCTGACCGGAGTAGGACTCCTTGTGCTCGATCGTGTCGATCTTGAGCGACACGCGCAACTCCGGCACGTTGCCGAGCCAGCGCATCGACAGCGGATTGCCAGAGGTGTCGCGGTTGGCGATGTAGACGCGCCCTTGTCCCGAGAAATAAGGCATCTTCAGTCTCCTTTGCGGTTACGATTGCGGGTCTGCGGCTCGGAAGCGTCGTCCGACTTGGCCTCGGTCGCCGCCCCTCTGGCGATCAGCGCCTCGGCGCTGTCATCGGGCAGATCAAGCACCGATCCGGGCGGGTAATCCTGCCCCTCATGCGTGTGCGGCTGTAGCACGACAACTCTCATGGCTCGATCCCCTGCACAACAGCGGCCACCTCGAAGGCGACCGGGTACAGCAACAGGCCGACATCGTACACGGGCGCGGGCGGATCGATAAGCTGCATGCGCTGCAGGCCGGGCCGAGGCTGCCAGCCCATCAGCGCCGCCATGCACGCGGCCACCAGATCGGCGACATCGGCGCGCGCTGCAGCCCCATCGACGACGGTGGCCACGTTGCGGACCGCCACCACTACAAGCCAGCGGCTGGCGACGCGCGAGACGCGACCGAATCCGGTGGTCTCGATCACGCGATAGCCATCTGCGACCACGAACGCGGCGGGCAGCCGCTTGCCAGCAACGTCCTCCGATCCGAGCGATACCGCGCTGTGCACACCGGCCAGCCCCGGCACGGAAGCCGCCAGGCGATCGCGGATCAGCGGCTCGATGTCCAGCATCAGTATCCACCGGTCCCATCGCGCGTCATCACGCGGGCGTTACCGAGGCTCACGGCAGCAAGCGCAGGCGCGGCGCTGGCCTCCGGCAGGCCGAGCGACACCATGCCCTTTGCGATCGATTCGAGCAGCCGACGCGCGTCCTCATAGCGGCGGCGCACTTCCTCCGATGCCCGGTCCTCCCACAGCCGGTAGCGCGCGATGTCGCAGGCGATGCGCACGATCACGGGCGGCACCGTCGCCAGCGGTAGCGCATACCTGCTGGCAAGGTAGCCGTTGATCTCCGCGTCCGCATCAGCCAGCGATCGGGCCACGACCGTCGCGTCCGGCACGCCTGCGCCGGCGCGGTCTGTGAGCTGCGTCAGCTCGTCGGCGCCGTAACGCTGCTCGAGGTCGGACTGGACGGCGTAGGGCATGGACTACTCACCGGCCGCCTCGCCCACCGCAAGCATCGGGTCAGCGCGCAGCGCGTCGGCCTTCTCTGGCGTGACCTCGACCGCAACCGGCTCGCGCCCGAACGGGCCAAGGCCAGCGCGGTAGCGCTGGCGATCGCCATGCGCCGAGACGGTTCGCACGAACAGCCGCACGCGCGCGGCGGCGGGTGGAACGTCCACCACGCCGTCGAGCACCGGGTTGGCGGTCCGTGCGCGCGCCACGCGTCACCCCGTCAGATCAGCCACGGCGAGACGATCAGATCGACCACGCCGAAGTTCGGGTTGCTGGCACCGTTTGCGAGCCGCTCGTTCTTGACGATCTCGATGGCAGCAGCGCGCAGCGATGGCGGCACCACGAGCACGGTCGGCCTGACGCCCAACGGGCGGCCGCCGTCGGCCTTGAAGCTCATCATCGCCGTCATCGCCGCGTTGAAGTTCGTCGCGTCCAGCGTGGCCTTGCTCTTGTACGCCAGCTGCCAGAAGCCGAGGCCCGCGTTGCAGCGGTAGCGGATGCCGTAGCGGTACTCGTCGCGCATGAAGACGCTCTCGTCCTGCGTCGAGGTCAGCGTCTCAAGCTCCGGCTGCGTGCGCTCCTGGAAGATCAGCGGCTTGAGCGCACGGCTGGTATCGAGCAGATACCACGCGTCACCAGTGCCGGACTGGACGTTCGAGACCTGCACCGCCGTGCCGGTGCCGTCCACGTTCGGATAGACCGGATGGTCGGTGTCGAAGAAGAACTGCCCGTCATAGCAGTTCGTCGCGTGCGCGTTCTTGAGCAGGTCGAACACCAGTTGGTCAGGGTGGGCGGCGGCAGCGCGGCCCATTTCGGAGAACAGCGGGGTGTAGACGCCGACGTTGTCGTCCTCGATGTCGGTGCGCTTGACCGAGACCGTGCCCTCGTAGAGCTTGTTCTGCACCTG